GTAAAACCAACGAATCTATCGTTTATTTTAACATCCCTAATCATTTCAAATCTATCAATGAGTTTAGATTCATTGTAGATTTCATCGCAAAGAATTTCAATAGTATTTTTCATATTACTTATTTCTGCAAAAGACCAAGTTCTAGACTTAACCAATGCTTCTATGATTGATTTATTCATTCAAAGCACCTTCATATCTATTAAGCAAGGCTATGGCATATCCCATAACCTCAGTGTCGTATTTGCCCAAGTGGGACAAAATAGTTATTGCATCAAAGGCTATTTTTTGCATATTATCCATATAATCACAACCATGTATTTTCTTCTGCTGCATCGCACAATCCAAAGAAGGAACAGTGGGCGCAAGTCTTGTAGTAGAACTTTGTTTCAAAGAGTTTTTGTTCATAGGCATGAATCAATTTAGCGATATTTTGCATAACCTTTTTGACATTATTTTTTCTGTAAGCGTTAGTTGCTTCTTCACAAAAGATATAATTTGAAATAGGGTAGTACCAAGACCAATGAGTAACAGGTACATTTGGTTCTAGACCTGCGTTTCTCAAAACTGCTTCACTAGAGTTCTCTATCAATAATTTGTAAAAGGCCATTTCCTTTCTCATTCCGGTTGCCTTGTAGTCTTTCCAAGGTCCTGTTTTAAATTCCATAGGTATGTAACCGTTTCCTTCTTTGAATACTCTATCAATAATACCTTGTAAATGAACTACATAGTCTCTTCTTAGAGGATATTTAGGGTTGGTATTGGCAGCAATAGTTATCTCACAATCAAACATTCCTTCATTGCATACAGGCAAAAACTCATCCGTTTTACCTTCTTTCAAGGCATCCATAAACCTTTGAGATTCAAATACTGCAATTGTTTGATACTCTTCAAAATAATCGTCTACAGGAAATAAACTAGAACAGTAGTCTAGTAACTCTTCACTATTCATGGTTTCTGCCTTTACTATATCGAATTCATTGAAGAAATCTTCTCTAGCATTGTGCATTATCGTTCCTTTACGCATAGCCTCGGTTTGGTCTTGAGGCAATCGTTGTTGATAACTAAAGTCATACTTTTTGGGACACCAATCGAAAGCCCCTAAAGAAGACTTTGTTATTTTCAATATCGGTTCTGTCGGGTCGCTGTAGTTTTCCGGCAACCACTGATATGTATATTCAAGCATACTGTCTATTTCATTTTTATATTCATCCATTTTTACCACCATTCTTCTAATTTCTTTTGTTTATTTTTTATTTTTAATGTTTCCCAACCCATTGCTTCAAAAATAGGTTTTGCTTTACTAATTACTTGTTCAGCATAGTGTCCCCAATCCGGAGTAAATTTCTCCAAATCGGAAAAGGTAGTACCTGCTACCCATTCAGCAGCCTTTCTTTCATCTGTCAAAGGGTTAGTGTAAAACCCACTAGGAATTATTTTCATAAAGACATAAGAATCGTCATAGGTAAAACCTAATTCTTCATGTCCGTATAACATACCGGCAATTCCCGAACCGATAGACGGCCTTTTTCCATCTAATGTTGTGAAGTGCTTTTTTAATTTAGCACATTTAGAACAGTATTCCAAATCATATATTTCAAGTAAGTTGTATTTTTTCCCACAAGAACATTTCAATGCAAACCTATTTTCTTTTAGTCTGCTTCTCTTGACAACATCTGTAATGGGCGTTTCTCCGTTCAATGTCTTCAAGTATTCGCTTCTACAGTAGTCTACTATTTCGTCTTCTGTGTTTCCTTCTACCCACATTTTTAGAACATCAGTTTGTATTCTTTTCGATAGTGGAGTTTCGGAAACTCTCTTAGCAGTGAATCCTGTCATTGTGAATTTAGGCTCATCTAGAAAGACACCATCCTCCCAAGAAATCAAACCTGCGTTTCTATTCTTAGTAACTCCTACACCCAAAGAAGAAAAATATTTTTCAAACTCTAATACTACAGGGTGTTCATCCAATTGTAATACATTAGGAAAGGACTCTCTAACATAAGAGTTAATCTCTTTTAGGCTTTCATGTGCTTGTTCTATAGAATCTACTTTAATGTAAATAGAATCTGTATGTCCATAAACTACATCCATCACAATTCCTCCTTTGATGTATTTTCCCAAAAATCATCAGTTTTATTTTTAATGTCTTCAAAGTTAATGTTTTTGAATTGGTCCCAAAAATTTATTCTTTTTATGAGAAATTTATCTAAAATAATACATATTATAAATCCCATAAATATAGAATATATTATCGCAGGATAGAACGGCATTATCGCAGAAACATTCTCTAATGTTTCCGGACCATGAACCCATTTTAGAAATGAAATCAACTGTTCATACAAAGGCCACTTCATAATACCACCACTAGCAATGTAATGATAGTCGCAATATTAACAATATTAACCATCATCAATATCTTATTGCTCCTTTTTACATTATCCAGTAACTCTTGTAAAGTGTCATTGGTTGTTGTCTGTACTTCTATCAATTCATCTAAATTAAACATTTTTATTTCTCCTTCTACTATTTTTCCAAGAGATGCACTTATGGCACTCTTTTTTGTTAGGATGTACTACCCTAACTCTTTGGTTACATGAACGACAATTCATTCAATCACCACCATTCCACATGCAATACACTTATTGTTTTCAATGTCTTTATCATAAAGGTGTATATTGCATTGTGAACAAACTTTCAATGAGTTAGTCATTTAACCCTCTCCTAACGAACAGGCCACGACCTACCCTTTTTGAATGCTTCTTACAAACCCATGTTGCTGCATAGGCATCTCCAATATGTATTGAGTTTCCTTTCGATTCAATAATTTTATCGAGGATTTGTCTTGCAGTGAACTCTCCATCTGTTTTTTGTATTTCTTCTTTTATCCACTTTTCAAAATACTTATTCATCTCTAATCCTCCTAATTTTGGGTAAAACTTTAGTGGTCTTAACACCCTTTTCATCAAAGAAATGGGTTGCTCTGTGTATAGTCTCCCAACCATAACGCTTGAGTAATGTTTCGGGAAATGCGCTTTTCATTCGTAGCATAGGATTCCCTCTTGGGTTTGAGAATTGCGTAGAGGGGTTTCCTGTCAATTGCTTACTAACTACAGTATAATTTTCAATGGCGAAACTATACAATTCTTTCTTAAGATATATTTTATCGTCTTCTAAATTATCAAAGGTTAAATCAATACACGCTTTCAATATTTTTCTATCTATGCTTTTACTTGCTCCGTTTCCCATTTTTATCACTCCTAAGTTTCCAATTTTTATATGTTAATCCCTCTAACACTATACCTGTTACTAGGCCGTTAAATGCGTAGTTGTCTACTCCTAGATACAAAATAATAAGCAATAATGCGCTGCCCCACATCCAATGGTGTATGTGATAATTTTTAATTATTATACTAGGAGAATAGGGAGTTAGTGTTTTGGCTATGACATAACCTGCTACAATTCCTAAACTGTATTCAATCATCTTCAACCCTCACATCTCTATATGTTATTCTTGTTTTAGTGACAACGACATCGTATTCTTCAACTTCTTTTATTGTTTTCCAACCTACTCTTTTCCATGCCCACATTGCTTTAGGGTTGTCGGGGTCCGGACTATACCGGACTAAAGGAACATCACAAGACTTACAGTAGTGTTCTTCATATCCGGTTTCTTTGTCCTGTCTGTCTCCTATGTTGTATTTGCCATATGATTCACAATATTCTTCTCTACACGCCCACATTAGTTTCATCCTCCTTTGCTTCTCTTTCACATTGTTTGCAGTTAATCTTTCCTTCAAATTGAGGGTTGTGTTTTAATGGTTTTTTGCATTTCATACTTTCATCTCCTTAGCCTTAAACGCCGCTAATCTAATTGCTTCTCTTGCACTCGCAGTAATGCTTGCCGCCAAATTAACATCGGCCCAACCAAATCCTTGAAACGCAACAATACCATAAAAAGATGCCATTAAACGCTTTACAGCCATTTGATTATTATGCCACTTAACTGCTTCTAAATCATCCCCGCTTTCTCTTGCATCTCGCATAAGACGCTTATATTCATTTCGTAACTCTTTCAATTCAAGAACTGCTCTCGGCAATAATCCTAATTTGTCTGTTTTATAATACAACATGTGCTTTCTTTCTACAGGGCTAAAGTCTCTTGGAGTTGCAATATTAACTGCAAACTCAGTCTTTTCTTCACTTTTAGTTTCCCAAGAAATATTTCTAGCAATCATCATTGATGGGTACAATCCAGCAAAATCAAAAGCCGCTACATTAAGATGCAATCCATTTGTACCTTCACTAAGAGGGTCGTATATCATAGCACCTTCATATTCTTCTCTTTTATCGACTTTACTTCCAGTCTTACAAATCCAATCTGCATTACGCATAAAGTAAATAGAACCCATATGGCTTGCATAAAAACACGCTTCAAAGGGTGCTTTGAGCAATCTTTGTAAGGCGATAATAGCCTCACTACAGAAGTTTGTTTCGTCTATTCTTACAAGCAATTCAACATCTATCAAAGCATATTTCAAATATGCTTCTGTATCTTCAAGCCAACCCCTACGATAAAATTCATTTGGGTCTTCAAAAATAGTTTCCTTTGATTTACCTTCACCGAATAATGTTTGAGAAACATATTCAAGGCTCATTGAGGGTAATGTTCCTCTTTGTGAATCATTCCACTGTCTCTCAAAGGCTAGGTCTAAATTGAGGGTTATGCGGCCCCCTAATGGTTGTTGTATGGGCGAGAATCCACTTTCACCCTTACTGAAAACAAACCCATTTCCGGCTTTCTTAACGCCCTCTATTCGGTTAATTGGAGACATAAGCATAGGGTTGATGTCCAACGCACAACATCTTTCAAGCAATTTAGGCAAATCGAATTTTAATCCGAACCATGCTATCAACATATCAGGGTCTTTATCTACCATAACTCGAATAAAGGATTCAATCATTTCTTTTTCATTATCAAAGTGCAAATACTCTTCTCCTTCATAATTAGGGAGCCAAGCCCACTGATAATATTCTTTATCATAATTATCATACATTACAATAGTAGTAATCTTGTCATGATGTTCTCCGCCTTGTTGCCATTCCATATCCCAATACCATTTACGCAGTTTATATTCCGGCATATTATCTATTTTATCAATAGCATATCTAAAACCAAAAGGTACATCTGCTTCATAAGTATTGTTCCACATTTTACGAGCCTTATAAATATCACTGGCTTTTTCTACAATTACTTTTTTCAATGGCTTTCCTTTTAAAGAAACCCAATCACCCTTTTCATATTTAAAGGGCCTAGTAATATGCTTACTAGCAGAATATTTCTCATGTTCAAACTCACTATCTTCAATAAAGAAATAAGGGTCAAACGCTTCTAAGTTAAACTTACGCTCTCCGTTTTCTCTCCATGCAGAATAAATATGTTTATCATCTATACATTTACTAATTATCATTTTAATTACCACCCGAATACGGGGCTTTCAATATTTTTCTATCGTTTGCTACAATAAGTAAAGGAAATTCATCCTTAACATAAAAGTTTAAGATTTGTTCTTTATCAAAGAAATTGTGCAAAGGCCCCGAATACTCAAGGGTTGCATCTTCTCCCATCGCTAATGCTAATTGAATTGTTTGTTCATATTGATTTGAAGCAGTTGTTCTACTTGAAAAGGTTACATTACCACCAAGATAATTTAATTTATAAACACCACTCTTCACTAATTCACAAAGCCCTAATGCTTCTTTAAATGTTTCACTACTCAGTTTAAATGCACCTTCAAAATTATGCGCTCCAAAAGACCAAAGTTTATCTAATTCTTCTTCATAGGATATGTGCTTCACCATTTCCCTAATACGGGAAATAGATTCCATATTTGGATGATTAACTACCATTGGCAAAGAAGCCTTTCTATTACCCGATGTAAGTTTCAAAAAGTCACCAACATCAAACAATACATCTTCACCAAACTTTTTGAGATAAGGTATAATTAATGCGGCATCGCCAATAAAAGCACCGTTTCTTATTCCAGTTACTTCAACTGTAATGTTTAATCCAAATGTCATATCCCCGTTCCATATTTCCAGTACATTGTCTGTTAATGTCATATAGAAGTATGTTCCCATTTTTGATGAACTTAGCCCACCATTACCTAGATACTTTCCTTTACCTTGTATGTCCGAAAGTGCTTTCTCCATTTGTTTATTATTTACTACGAATTTCATTTTATCTCTTCCATTTGCATTATGTTGTGATTTTTAATTATTATTGTAATTCCTTCCATTTTATCAACAAAGAAAAAATTAGGAGAAATATAGTCAGTTAGTTGTAGTTTTCTCCTTGAAAAAACTTCTCCTACTTTAGACGCTATTACAAAACTTTTACCGACTTGTTGTTTCCACATTGGGTTCAAATCTTTCCCTCCCTTAATTCAGGAATACCATTCCATTGAATATTGGGGGGAGTTCCTTCACGCACAGTCCATTTCTTTCCAACCAAGTTACCGTTAGTTCTTGAACCAATCAATTCAGCAAAGAAATGTAATTCATTCTTTACCTTCTTCTTTGAACAATAAATCTCTTGTTCAAGTTTTCCGCCCCAATCTTTCCAAGCAGGTTGAACACCAACAGGTGAATTATCAATATACTTTTCAGTTTCATGAGTAATATAAATTACATCACAATTTAATTGATAAATTGCTTCCAATAGGAAATAAAAAGTCTTGTTTCTATTACCGTACTGAAATGGCATAATCTTTGTAACTACTCTTGGATTAGGATTAACCTTTAGAATACAACTGTCAAGCCAAGTATCAACACCATCCATAACGAATACAATGTCTTCACCTGCTTCCATTTGTTCTTTAGCAAAGTTAATGAAGTCAAGAGAGTTTTGTTCACTCTTATCAATATCCAAAATGTTATCCTTTCGCATTACAATAGGACAATACACATTAATTCGGTCGGTTGCATCGTGATGTTCAAACCATGTTGATTCAACACCTCTATCCCAATCAAGAACATAAATATTCTTATCGGGAAAATCTAACGCAATTCCTGTTTTTCCGGTCTTGGGTTCTCCCCAAATACCTAAAACTTTTCGTGCTTTCCTATTTGCTCTTTTTTGAGCCATCAATTCCTTAAAATTTACTTTTTCTTTCTTAGTCCCTAGCAAGCCAATCACCTATGTTATCTTCATTTATATCTATATTTTTACCGTTAGCAGAACACCATGCTTTAATAATGCCTAGTAATTCTTTTTTACTTGAGCAGATAAACCTTACTTCTTTTTGTCCCATATGAAACTTCAAAAAGTAAGTTTCTGCTATTTTATCATTTTCATTCCAAGTGAGAAAATCTACTTTCTCTAAGTCAGCAATATAACTTTCTCCCTTAAGAATGAATCTTTCTTCTATAATATCATTCATTTATTTTTCCTCCTTTAGAGATAGGCTTTGCACCTATTCGAGTGTCAATTGTTTCCACAAGTTCACACTTACACTTGTTATACTCTTATTCCCAAATGAATTCTGTAATGTCGCCAACACATCATACCGCGTTATAGTCCACCTTCGGCCACGACATTTCTACGGGGGAATAATAGGAATCTCAATCAAAACCAATCGTATGATTCCTCCACCGGAGCATCTACTTCAACAGGAGAGCCTCTTTTATCTGTAACTAACACTGATGAAACATTGATAGTAACTGGGTCTGCAACTCCATCAATCAATCGTTGAGAAGTTCGACCAATAACAACAATTGTTGAACCTATTCCAAAGTCAATGCTGATATGTTCGGGAATCCAACAAGTAGTCATGTTTGACTCATTATCATAATCAAATTCAGCATTCAAATCAGTAATGTTAAGAATGCGATTTCCATTAGATGTTGGCAACATATTCATATTACAAACAGTACCGCTTGTAATAACAAATCTATCCTTTGCAGGAAGAGTTTGTCGAGTAATATGCGCTCTATCAATTTCTACCAATTCTACCATATGACTCTCAAAGTTTTCATTTAGAATACTAAGCCAATCAACATCACCCATATCTCTATAATCAGAATTTTCTGGGTCTAATTCAGCATTACGAATAAGACTTTGTTTTGTTGTCATTGTCATTCCATAGATGTTATTTCCATCTTCGGAAGGAATTGCAACAAAATGTACAAAGTCAAAACAATCGGGAGCAAATTCTACTCCGCCTTGATTCTTGTAAGAGAACTGATAGGATTTCATATCTGCCCCATCAACACTACCGTAGAAAACACCGCTTCTTCGCATTTGCTCCAAAGGCAAAGGCTTTCCATAGTTTCTGTTTTCTCCACCATTCATGTATGTTTTAGTATTATCCAAAGGAATAACCATTACACCATCGGGCATTTCTTCTGCACCTTCGGGCAAATTAGAAACCATTCTTTCTTGATATTCACCATTATGATAACGGCTAATCATCCACTTGCCCAAAGCATTCTGTGTAGCAATTGCTACATGGCCTTCATTCAAAGCATTATCCGAATCACGGTTGTATTCTTCTTTTGCTTTATTTCGATTCCAAGACATCATATCTCTTGGTGCTTCTAAGGCTACAAAGAAACCGAAACATTGCTTTGTTAGAGAATTACTACCAGTATTTGCTGTTTCTCCTTGCTTTTCTCGACGCTTTACTTGTGCCGCAAAGTTTCGCCAAAGACCAACTCCTAATTCATCGTTGGCTTCAATGTTGTTCTCGGAACAAATTGCCTTATATTTTTCTGTTGCTTCCTCTACCGTCATATTCAGGTATTGTGCGCTTCTTTCCAATTCAGTTTGCATAATTTCGCTTACCATATTTTCACTTCCTTTTTCATATTAATTGTCCAACCATCCATGATATTAACACTTTAGGGGTCATGGTTGTTGAACGATATTCGCTTTCCCCTACTGTTCTTAACAGTTTATACTTGGTCGTGTTATCCAAGCCATTTGAAGCAATAACAGCATTATGCAAACCTAAACAGATTTGCTTTACGCTTCTACCTTCATAAACTAATTTATGAAGGTCTGTCAATGCCTTATTTGGATTTTTATTCAAAATTTCTATTAGTATTTCATTGTATTCTTTATGAGATGATTCTATTTGTTTCGATAATGAGAAACCGGAAGACTTAGCCGCCTGTATCTCGGTAATCGCCCTACGCAAGTCACCATCCACCTCATATATCAATGTTGCTAATTCATCTTCTGCAAATACATTTACTTGCTCTTTTTGAAGTATTGATTTGATTACTTCTAAAATGACTTCATTAGTAAGCGGCTTAAAATGATAATTAGCACACCTACTTTGAAGTGGATGAATAATTCTACTTCTATCATTACAAGTAATAATAAAACGAACATTATTAGCATACCTCTCAATGATTCTTTTTAGAGCCGATTGTGCATCATTAGTCATCCCGCCCATTTCATCAAGTAATATAATTCTAAACGGAACATCACCTATGGTTCCGCTTTGAGCAATATTTTTAATAGTAGTTCTAACTACTTCAAGTCGTCTATCATCCGAGGCATTTATCTCTACAAAGTTATCATTAAAACTATCACCTAATATATTCTTTGCTAAAGAAACACCTGCCGCAGTTTTACCTGTACCTGCATTTCCAAATAGCAATACATTTGGCATATTACCTTCTTCAATCCATGTAGAAGCATCCATAACAAAATGCTCTTGCCCTACTATATCTCCTATTTTATTTGGTCTATATTTTTCTGTCCATAACATATTTATTCCTCCGTAATTACTGCTACCACTTGACTTTCTTTAGAAACCCAAATTACTTGCCTAGTTGATAGGCAAAACCCATTTTTTTTAGCAACACTTCTCATTATATTATTTAGTTGATTCATAGTAGGGGTATCAATCCTTCGGTTACTTCTTTTTCTTTTCTTATAACCTACTATCTTTCCATCTTTAATTATCCTTTGTGTGCCTCTAGTCGTTTCATCTGTTTTTAATCTATGAAGAATTTCCCCTGTTGTGTGGGGGCCATCCATCAAAATTTTCTTTATTCTTTCTTTATTATTTTTATTTCTACTCATAAGTAATCACCTAATGTTTTTTGCTGAACCTTTACGGGGTCAGTCTTTTTTCTTCGTCTTTTTTCTCCAAGCCCAAGTATTCGACAATCTCCGTTATTTAACTTAGATTTTGCATACTCAACAAACCTTTCATCTTTTTTGAATTGGTGAAGCAATCTTTCTTCTCCTGTTTTAATTCCAACTCTTTTTATTAACTTTGGCTTTTGCGAATATTTTCCACGCTTGGGCATTTTAACTTGCCCGAAATGTTTTCCGGCATGATTATACGCAAGCATTTCATAAAAATAGTCTTGGGGCCACTTTCTTTTAACTACGCCATCTACAAATAATAATTTATTTGGATGTATATTTTCTACAAGCCAAGAAACCATTTGAGTATCAGATGGTTTGTTGTGTTTTAATATTTTTGCTACTAAGTCTCTATCTGTTTCTTTTAGATATAAAGAAACTAAAGAGTATGTGTCTTGCTCAAGAGATAGTGGCTCAATTGAATGGGGTGCTAATTCTTTAATTTCCTCCAACAAATATTTAAAGGAACCTGCTCTTTTAATTTGGCACATCGCCTTTATGTCTTTAGGTACGCTTTTTTCATTTATTGATGTAATAATAATTTGCCCTTTGTATTTTCTAAGAACGCTAAGTATTTCATCTTTCTTTGGGTTAAGGTGTATGTCTTCTATTATAATGCCATTATCCTTTGATAAAGAACCCAAATCTTTTATTGCCATTTCATTAGCATAATAAATAGGAGCGTTAGGTAGCAATTCCTTAGCCTTAGTTGTTTTTCCTGTTCCGGTCTTTCCTGTCAAAAGAAAGGGCCTTTTTATTTCCATATTTGTAAATCCCATATCAAACACCTTTTAGTTCAAAAAGTCTTTCTATTCCCTCTAATTGTAAATGCCTATCATTAGCAACTATATCTACTGCTTCTCTTAAAACAACCCATTCATCCTTTGAATCTGGTAAATTACTAGGAATTAGTTCGCATAGTTTATATAGGTTTTTTATGCCACCAATTCTAAGAATTGGTTTCTGCCTACTACTATGTTCGACATCTCTATATGTTGTTCCAATTTGATGTTGTTCGAGACTTCTTTGAACTGCTTTAAGAAAGGTACTGTTTGCTCTCAAATTAACTCTTAATCTAACTCTATATCCTATTTGTGCTTTATCGTTTCTATCCAAATGAATATCTGTTTTTGATAGGCCAAGAATGATTCCAATTAACATATCCTTACTAAACATATCTAATCCTCCTTTTTAACATAATCTAAATGTGTCGGCCAATAACCTTCTACTTGCATATTCGTTTCCATCCAAAAAATATGTGCCGCAGTAATAGAATTACTACCTCTTGCAATTGCATTTTTCTGTGCATTTATGGCAATATTTCTTATTGCTGTATCTGCCCATTCTGCTATTAACCTAACTGCCGAATTACTCAATGGCATTTCGATTTCTTCTTTTACTATTTTTCTTATGCTAAGTTTGGTTTTAATCTTATGCTTTTCAAGTGGTTCCGGTTCGGGAGTAATAAACACACCGTTTTCAAAATAAGGAACAAGCGTTGCTCTCATTTTCTTTGGTCTTCCTTGGGCAGTAGTAACATCTTTTAGGTGTGCCATTCCCTCTTCGTCAATTTCAAGACAAGTATATGTTTTAAAATCTATTACCGTTAATCCTCCAACTTCTATCATTTTAATCTCTCCATAATTCTATCATTTTATTATATTCTTCTTGACCTAAATGGTTAAGAACATACATCTCATTTTCTTTACGATTAAGAGGTAAATTTTTATAATCAAGATGAGTTAGTTTTCTTCCAATATTATGTTCTATTTCCTTTTGAGTAGCAAAACGATGTAGAGGTTTTTTACTTGCTTCTTCCCAAATAGAATCTTTTACCACAAACAATTCAAACTTTCCATCATTCCACCTTTCTTGGCGTAATTTTTCTAAAATTTTATTTTGCATATAGCGACTGAGCGTTTTATCTTCATACATTTCTTCATCTCTCATTTTAATCTCTCCACATCTTCAATAGTGTTAATGTCTGCTACGAATTTATCATGTCTAATTCGTGTTTTTCTAGGGAAACGCAAACCTAAATTTCCTTTTGCATCTTGGCTTACTAAATCAGCCTTTACTTCTAAGACTACTCTTGGCAAAAATACATACCTACCATCTTTATATTCTTCAACAATGGTTCTCAATTTATTAGTAAGAGAAATTAAATCATCATCTGAAAATCCAGTACCTACGGAACCAACATTAACAAATCCATTATCCGATTTAACGCCTATTTCAAATGTACCGAATACATTTGACCTACGACCTTCACCATAAGAAGCCGCAAGAATAACTACATCTAATTCAATTTGTGGTGGTTTGTATTTAGCCCAACCAACACTACGCTTTCCTGCTTGATAAGGTAATGAAGGGTCTTTTACAATTATGCCTTCAAAACCATCATTTATTGCATTATTATAAAATGCAAGAATGTCACCACCTTCATTCATCCTATGTGCTTGGTCGGGATTATTCTTGAAAGTATCAAGTCTTTGTAAATATGTCAAATCCATAATAGTCTGTTCCTCCCACTTCAAACAGTCGAAGATAACCCACCGTACCGGCACTCTTTCCATAGCGTCAGCATGGTCTTTAGAGTGTACTCTAGTGCCCATTTTCTTATGTTCATCGGGTGTTCCGTCTTGCTTTATCGGGTAAATTTCACCATCAAATATTGCACTCACAACCTCATAGTTTCTAACAAGTTCTGCGACATCCGAAAATTGAGGCGTTACAATTTTACCCTTTCTATTAAAGATAATAACGCTATCTTTATCCTTGTGTATTTGATAACGATTACCGTCATATTTATAATCAACAATAGCATTACTAGGCCAATTTTTCATAGGTATTTCTTTAGCAAGCATTGGTGAAATAAACTTTCCATGTGTTAAATTACATGGCGGTACTTCATTACGCTCATAGTAAGAAACTACATCTTTTATTGAATTGAAATTACAATGCTTCTTGACCACTGAAATTTTCTTATTATAATGCTTGGCTATAATCTTTTTAACCACACCATCACGCAAACCATTACGGGTTGTTTTCAACCAAAATCGAACAAACCATTTTGCTTCTAAAGCAGAAAGGTCAGTCAAAAAAGCATCTATTGACCTGTAAGCATTTGAATCTACACCACCACAATCTAAAGAAAGTATTCTAAGAAATGTAGATAGGCTATGTTCAGTTTGTGTTTTAGCAGATGTATCTAAGAAATAAACAGCATCTCCTAAATCATCATGCACATTATACTCTTGTTCAATTTCATCATCAAAACAGTTATACATTTTAGTAAGCCATTTCTTAGCCTTTGCTAATCCAATATTGTTTGATGGGTACTCTTGTGCTAGAATAGCGAAGAATATTTCTTTTTCTTCAAAATTCTCCAGTTCCCTCGAAATCAGCGTTACTTGTTGTGTTGGGCTCAAATCCTGAGTCGCTTCCATTAATCTTGTCATCTTTATCATAGTCATCTATAATTCCTCCTTTATTTTCATTTATTGTTTTTACCAGTTGTTTTAACAGCCTACTGATACGCTGATTCAGCCTTTCGTTGTTTTCTGCATATGCCCACATTAGTTGTGAGATATATATCCAGTCCTTATGCTTCATCTAATCCCTCATTTTCTTCTTGTAAATGTGCAAGTAGTCTAGTGAAGTTAATCATCATTTGATGAGCCGCATTTGCTTCTTGCATTTTATTAAATGTAATAAAATTATCTGCTAGAGTTAGCAAAGTTGCTTGTGTAATATATGTAGCGTGTTCTGCTAAACTATCGTCTGTTTTAATTTCCCAGAATACAACAAAAGAACCCCGAATAAAATTATTCGCTTTTGACATTGTAGGCATTTGTTCATTAAATAAATCCAAATATCTACCATCTAGTTTCTTTCGCATTACCTTTGCCCACTTGTTTAATTCTTTATCTGTTTTCCAGTAATCTTTATAATTCATTCTTCTTCCTCCAATGCTAATTTTACATCTCTCATTAGTTTCCTTTCTTTTTCCATGTATTCAATGATTACTTGTTGTAATTTATGGTTTGCTGTTTCTATGTGGTGTTCTGTAACTCTACAACCTTGTCCAGTATTGGGGGCTTTAATCATTTGTTCTTCAACAAATAAGGCAAACAGGTCAATTATTTCACTTGTTTTTGTTCTAAACCTACCAACAGCATTGCTGTTGTACTGTCTTTTATTATTTGCTTTTCTTAAAGCCTTTCTTGCTTGTAATTGAGACAATCTTCTTTCTTGAAATATAGTTTCTTCACTCATCCATAACCCTCTTTAATACATTTAATAGTTTTTTTGCTTCTTCCATATTCAACCGAATACCTTTTCTTGTTGG